CAATATGCGGGCGGTCAATGGTGAGATAACCGGCCCGCTTGACAACCGATTGGTTGAATAAATTATTTGAGAACACCGGACGCGATTTGAAACCGGATTGGATGTCTTGGAACGAAAGCTGCACCGTGCTGAACGTATCACCCCAAACGTCAGAGTCCCATTTCAGCCCCTCGGTCAGGGCGTCGTGGTCAACCGTATTGGTTGCGTCAAAGGCCGGATCAGCCTCACCGTGAGGCCAATGCCCGGCGGCGAGCGTTGCCAGCGTGGTCCAAAAAACAAAGGCGTCCGGGTAGCCCATCAAGTCGGTAACAACTTCACGGACTTTCTTCAACGATGAATAGATTGGTGATATGTAATACAGTTCCGGGTTGGCCGCGCAACGGTCGGCCTCGGCTTGCCATGACGTTGCATCAAAAAACGAGTCGGGCAATCCCATCCCAATGGCCGGGTGGGTCAATAACTCGGCCAGGATGCACCAAGGATTGGCCTGCCAGTCGGCGTCCAAGTCCGTGCTTGCGCCGGTGATCAAAGTTTGAACCGGGCTGCGTCCGCCGACAATAATACAGTCCGGCGCGTTCTGTTGTTCTGTTCCAAATTTGAAATTCTTCAAAACCAATATGGATTTGTTGCGATAGGCCGGATGGCCCAAGGATGAAAGCACCTGTTCATAAACCGTGTCCAGAGTTTGATTGTCCCGCCCGGTGTAAAGATAGCAATCACCGCCGTAACCTTGGCCGTTATTCGGGTCAACCGTGAACTTGAACGGATTGGAGCCGGACAAGTCCTGCTTCCACAAAGACCATGGCGAGGATGGCGGCTCTGCGCTTGTATTCGCGCTGGTTACATAGAGCCGTCCTTCATAGGCCACGATTGCACCGGACAAGAACGAATGCTCCAAAGTCCAGGTGACTGGAGCGACGGCAATAAACTTCCATCCGCTTGCATCAACCGAATCTGATTGAACCTTGGACCGTTTGCCTGAAGCCCATCTCGGCGCGACCGCCGGCGGCGTTAATGAAGTCGAGGCAACCCCGACCGTCCAAATATTTCCCAGGTGAAGCTTGTTGGTTCCAAGGGTGTAAGTCCCAGCCGACCACGGCGCGGCGTAAAGAGTCCACGGACTTGCTGGCGGGTCTATGTTGGTCTGAACCAAAGTCCGGTAAATGTTTCCATCGGTGTAAAGCGTAAGTTGGTTTGGGTTGTATAAGAAGCTCCATAGTGCTGCGTTCGGCCACGACAGGTTGTTGTTTATCAACAGCCCGACGATAAAATCAAGCTGGCCCTGGCAGACGCAACCGGCGGCGTGGCCATAATAGTCGTTCAATTCTCCTGATGATTTTCCACCCATGCTATTTTCCCTTTCCGCCGGAACCTGGCGTGGCCTTGATCATTGTTATGACCGGCTCCATTATCCACGACACAGGCAGGTTGCGCGTTCCGGCAAAGTAGGTATGCGGAACGTTGGTCTCATTGGTTGTAAAATCCAAGTATCCAACGCCGGCCAGCACCGGCTTTTGAGATTGACCCTTTCCACTCATGTTTTAATTTTTTCCGGCGGCGCAGGTTTCCGCGCCGCCGGAATGTAATTACTCCGCCGGTGTGTTGGCCACGACCGCGCCGCTCAATTCGGAGTCGTTCGCCGCCAACTTGTCCTGCAAGTCGGACAACGCCTGTAGTTGCGCATCAGTCGCGCCCGCCGCGCTGGCCTTGGCGATTCCCGCCGCGATGAGCGCCGGGATGCCTTGGATCAATTTCAGCGCGGCCTGCTCGGCGCTGGTTTCGTTGGTGACCTCCGCCGTAAGGCCTGCGATTTGGGCGTCCAATGTTTGTTCTTTCATGATACTGCTTTCTTTTTTTTGTTTGTTTGCCACCCCAATCCATCACAAGATGGGCCGGGAAATTAAATCATTGAACCGGCCTCCAGGCCGCGTTGATTCTTTGCGACCACGGCGGCACCGACCAGCGGTCGTCCAATGATGTCTTCTTATGCATAAGAACGTGAATGAAAGTATCACCAAGACAAACACCAAGGTGGTCAACACAGTAGCCAATGCGGATGCCAAACAAGTCGCCGGGCGCGAACTTGTCCCTTCCAATTTCCAACCTTTGAAACTCCGGCCTTTGGTCAATAAACTTTTCCATCGGACTTTCCTTCTTATTGCGCATCGTTGACGGATCGCCAATGATTACTGGAAAGTTACCACTTACGGCACCGGTGTAAATATAAATTGCGCGCGGGATGTTATGGCAGGCCACGCCGTGACCCATGGACTCCGTGTTGGCCGACCACGGCGTCCCGTTCCAAAGGCCGCAGACATAGGCCAGCTTGGCAATCTTTTCCGGCGTGTCAAAGTATGGCTTCATTTTGATCCTTGGACGGGCAGGGTTTGCTGCAATGTAATGGTCGGGTTTCCGGTCGGGGTGAACGGATCGGCTCCAAAGTTGTTTCCGTTCCCAAACTTGCCGGTTGGATTTGCCGCGGAGTCATAAGCCTTGCAGGTTGAATACTGGCCATCGCATCCGGGATAGAACGTGACCAAGTCGCCGGCAACCGGCAGCGCGGTGAAGTATTTATGCAAAGTCAATGTAATGGCTCCGCCGGAAATGACTGTTGAACCGATGATCAGCCGGCGCTGAACATCCGCGCCCGCACCCCACTCAACGAAACCATAGGAAAAGAAGTTGGAAAATATGGTGGCCGCGATTGCACCCGCGCCAACCTTGGTTATTGTATTCAACTTGAGCGTGGCCGGGAATGCGCTGGTGATCGGGTTGGCCGCTTCGCCGGTGAACTTCCAATAGGTCTTTTTCATGACCGCATCCGGGCCGGAGCATCCCTGGCTGATAAGATGCGAGCCGTCGCCGGGCGATCCTTTCAGGTGGCTGCAAACCACGCCGCGCAAAAGCATCGGCAGGCCGGTTTCAAAAATTGAATTGGCCAGCTTGCAGGTGGCCTTGACCGTATTTCCATCGCGCGAAACGGCAGATACTTCGCCGGAGAAAACCTTGGCCGTTCCACCGACATCGGAAAAATAAACCACGACGTTCAGCGGAGCCTCCGCACCAAGGATTACATCAAGAACCAACGGACTGTCCGTGTAAAGCGTTCCATCCGGCTTGGTCAAGGATGATTCAATGTCGCACGAATCGTTCTCCAGGTTGACACTGTTGGATATGTCACCAAGCGCGAACGGGCCATGGATGTAAGCATGGCCGGAATAAACCTGGTCGGTTTCAAAGCTGGTGAAATACCAATGAGAAATTGTCCCGTTTCCAAAGTCGCGCCAAAAATCAAACAGGACGATGCGTTGTGGTAGAAGTCCAAGTGTTGTTCCAAGGGTTTCGCTTCCGGGGATTATGGTTTCAGGCCGGACTTCGGAGTAACTCAAATTGAGCGTGGCCAGCCTTGGAGCCAGCCATGTCAATGAAATTGTTTGTGTAACCAACCGGACAAGGTTAAGCTGATAAAAAGGATGCCCGGCGACAAACGCGGCACCAAACGGAGCGACCAGGTTGACCGTGGTTCCAACCACGCTGGCTACCTTGGCCGTTAAAATTGTCCCGTCCGGCGCAAAGGTTGCCAGATAGTCTCCAGCGGTTACGTTCGTATCGCCCCACGCAAGGGCCGTGGCTGACGACAGGGATGGCCACGCGAGGTAGCCCGCCGCTAGGGAGCTAATCGCCCAAAAAGACGCGCCTTGGCCCGCCAGGGTGCCATACCAGTCGAGCAAGGAGGCTATCCCATCTCCGGTTACTACATATCTGGCCGTTTGCGCACGCGCCACGTCCTGTGGATAGATGGTTCCGGCCAGTTCGCGGACAAACCCCTCCTGCTTGCGCGCGACATTGATTTGGAATGACTCTTTGGAGTCGGAATGATCCTGGCGGAATGGAAGCAGCGTTGGCGCGGTTGAATATCCAGTTGGCTGTGGGCCTGCTGGAAAAGCCGACGATGAAAATGAAAGTGCATAATCGGACTTGGACGACTCGGTAAATTCTATCTTCCAAAGCGCGGTGTCCACGTTTAAGAATTGAGGATCGTTGCTTTTCAAGAATCCGTAAAGCAGCGGACAGCATAAGTCGCCGGCCAACGGCCACACCGGGTCTGCGCCAAATGGGTAGATTGTATATTGAGACCAATCAGATTTGAAAACTACCATCAAGCCGCCGGTAATTGATGCGGCTGCGCGGGCCGACCAAAAAGACATTGCCGGCCAAAAAGGCATAAGAACCGGCTGGGTCTTCAATCCGCGAAGCTGCACTTGCAACATCCTCAAGCCGGCTCCGCTGCTGATACAGGCGCACTTAATGGTGGTGCGCAAAGTGGATGAATAGGGACGCCGCGTTTCCATCCTGGTAAGGGATGATTGCGCATCGGTGAAGGAATTAAAATCGGTCTGGAAACCGCGCGCCCAATTCGGCATCTCGTTTATGAGATATACATACTCGGCATTGAGTGCGAGATATTTCATGCGGGGCTTATTACATGGCTGTTTCGTTTCACCTTGTCCAGGATGATATGATGGACATCCGGGTTACGGCGGATATGCTCGGTCATCGCGGCGGAGTCGTTCCAGTTATGAACGTCAAAGTTCATCGTGGAACCGCCGCCTTGTGAACCGGACTTGGATGAAATCCCGGCCAGCGACGGAACGCTTGGAATGATATGTCCGTTTTGGGATGGAATAAAAAGCTCCGGCCTTTTCTCGCCGACTATGTAAGGCATCCCGGCAGTGACCGGCCCGCCGGACGCTCGTGGCGCGGCGGATAGAACAGCGGCGGACTCCGCAATGGCCATCAATCCCGGCGCATCGGCGGCGGCCACCCCGGCGGTGGCTATCGTTGCAAGCGTGGCCGGGGTAGCCCAGATCGCGGCTTGCGCTGCGGCGATTGGAATAAGCGCGGCAGTTTGGGCCAGCGACAACGACTCGCCGGTTACGGCCATCATTATTTGTGTCGTCACCCAGCGCAGGCCCATTTCAATTATTGCATTCACTATATCGGTCAGGATGGTGCTCTCAATGTCCAACAGGGCCTTTTGCCAGGTCTTAGTTCCCATGATAACCTGGGTTAGATTGGAACCAACCGACTTGATGGCAGTGTTCATCACGCCTTCAAAGGTCTGCGCAACCTCCCTTGCCAGGCTGTTCATGTTTTGCAGCGAGACCAACGCCTGCTTCAAATTGTAGGTGAAGGAGTTTTCACCCTGGGCCGCTTGCAGTTTGTATTGAAGGTCAACCTGCTGGACGGTAAGCTCGTTTATCTTGGACAACGCCTGAATCCTTGCCCACTCGTCGTTGGCCGGATTGGCGGCAATCCCGCCATAGCTTTTTATGGACGCATTGTTTTGCGCCATCAAGTCTTGAATTGGACTTTGGCTTTGCTGCGCCTTTTGCGACTGCGTTAAAAATGGATTATCTTGAACCTCCTTCAGCGCGGCCTCGGCCTTCGCGCGGGCGGTGGCCTGCTGAATTTCCTGCTGGCGCATCAATTCTTCCGTCGCCGATTTTTGCCGCGCAAGCTGCGCATCGTCATCGGTCTTTTTCTGCGCGGCAAGTTTTTGCTGGGCGGCGAATAACTTGTTGTTAAAAGCGGTCAAATCATCGTCCACCTTTTTCTCGCGTTCCGCCTCGGCCTTGGCGGACTTATCCGCCGCCTTGGTTGTTATGTCGTCTATGATCGCCTGATGCTCCGCCATCAACGCGCCAAACGCGACGCTGTAAGTTGAATCAGCGTTGTCGTCACCCGCGCTCTTGGCGATTTGATGCAACTGCTCCAGGTGTGCCCTGGCCTTTTCAAACTTGTCATTTTCGGCGGCAATCAATTTTTGCTCACCGGTGAATGAATCAGTTTGATATTCCTTGGTCAACACCTGCATCTCACCAAGGGCCGCGCTTGGTGCCTTTACCTTTCCTTTAGAATCCATCGTGCCGCTGGCATGGATCGCCCACGCCTCGGCCTCGGCGGGAGTAAGGGGCTTAAGGTTGACACGGACTTGAACAACGCGCGCCGGAACAAAGCCGCCGCCGCCAATGAGTTGATCCTCCATCGCGGTCGGTTGGTCGGTTACACCGCGTCCGTTCGGGCCATGATAAAGCTGCTTGCCTCCACCAGGCAGATATTGCGCCAGATCGCCCTGGCCGGTTTCCTGCAATGCCTTTAACAAGGCTGGAAGCTTGTCCAATGTCTCGGCCAGCTTGTCGGCTTTTTCCTGGGCCTGCGCCAATCCATCGCCAAACTCCCTCCATGAAAGATAAGCGACCCCAACGGCGGCGGTCATTCCGGCAAGAATCAGACCGATGGTTCCAAGTCCAAGCCCGCTGGCAACCAATCCCCGGACGGCTTCATCAATCGCGTAAAATCCTGCACGCGCTCCGCCGTCCGCCGCCGCAAACCGGATCGCGTCTATTGATCCGCGAAGATAATACACCTTGCCGGCCAGGTGCATCGTCTCGTCACCTGCGGCCTTCATTCCACCGGCCATGCCGGCGCTCGCGGCTCCGGCCTTGACCTGCAAGTCCTTTAGTTGGGTGTCGGTTTGCGCAATGAACGCGTTCAACTGCTGCAAAGCCGCCGCCGACTTCAAACTTAATGTGATGGATATTTCCTGGCCCATAACTACATTTCGTCAATCAATCTTTGCTGGACTTCCGACCAGCTCGGCTCGCCAAACATCGCCGCCACCGCCTGCGACAACCTTAATATGTTCCGCGACTCCGCGCGCCGATGTCCGGCCTCCAACGCCTGCAACCATTCAAGGCTGGAGTCTAAAATTTCTTCGCGGCTCAGGCCGCACGTGGCAGCAATCCTGGCGCAATAGGCACCGAGACTCTCGCGCCCAGCACCTGTAGAACCTCCGGCTTGACCGAGTTGATCCGCTTGGTCGCCTTGTCCTGTTGACGCTGCGCATAGACGAAAAAACCCGCCGCGTTGACCTCCTCAACAATGGTGCGCAGCATCTCATAGCTGCCAGGTTCCAAAGATTGAATCCAAGCCTTGTCCTTGCCGCAGGCCAGCGCCGCAAGTGCAAACTCGTCATCTATGACGACCAGTGCCTTTTCATATTGGCCGAGCTTGAACTGGCTTACCATTACCGTTTCAGTTGACCCGTCTTCTTTGACAACCGAATGTTCCCGACCGCCCTTTAATGTTTTCATGTTATGCCTTTTCTTTATTGTTTTATGATGCTGCTTATTCTGCCCAAATTAAACAATGTTCCGGTGTTAGTTATTATTCCGCCGCCAGCATCCGGCACGTCCAGCGGATGCGGATAGACCAGCGGCGTGTAACCCGGCTTGATGCCGGCAATAAATTCTCTGCCCAAACGCGCCCAGCCGTAAGAATCGCCTTGTTTGATTTCAACCATTACTCCGTTGACGTTGTTTGACCAGTAGTATTGAGGGTCTCGCACCTGATGGAGGTAGGTCGGCGAAGGGTTGTCTCCGACAAGCAAATCCCCAGTTCCAACTCCGATGCCGTCCATCGGAACAATGTCGTGGACGTGCAATACATCCCCGGCAGTGAATCCAATCTGATAACCCGGCGCGCGGCTGGCATAAAAATACATCGTGTCCGAACTATTTGAAGATATTGTCCCGCAGTTTCCGTTATTTGTCACCCCGTTCCACACGCCGATGGAATTGGTGTTGAAAACTTCATCACCGACCCATTGGTTGATCGTCCAGCCTGCCCCGCTGACAATCAGGTTGGAGGTTGAACTGCTTGACGCCGTGAAAGTAAGCAAGGATGCGCTGTTTGAATCCCAGCCGCTTGCGCCTGTTGCGCCATAGAACGGAGCAAATGCTGGGTCATTGTCCGTTGTTCTGAATGTCTGAATCTTGGCAATACCGCAATTAGTCAGGATGTTGTTAAAGACCAGCGCTGTGCCTCCCCGCGCATCAAAAAAAAGTTGCTGCGGACAATTAAGCAGGTCGGCATAATTGCCATAAACCTCTACATAGCGAGATCCGCGCAACCGCCCGCCCGTCTCAAGCCCGTGAGTCGAGCAGAAAAAATCAATCAGGACATTCGACCGGCAGACATAGCTGCCACCGCCGGCGGAATCAATCGCCGTGAAGAAACTGTCTGATTTTGCATAGCAAGATTCCATGTAGGAGGTGTTCGTAGAACCATAAGCCGGGTCAAAAGACCAGATCAAATCACCATACGGCGCGCCTGTTATTTTTATTGTGTCAGGCTGGTTGGTTGTAAGGAATGTGCAATGGTCTATTACACCATAACTGTAATCTGACACACCAACGCAGACGTTTGGCGGATGGTCAAAGAAACAGTGGTCCACACGGTAGCTGTATCCGTTCCTTACCGCTATCTCACCATAGAAATTCTGCGATGAAGTGTGGGTTGAGCTAAAGAATCGGATGCCAGTGACGCGAGTCAAATGGCCGGAAACCGTGTGCATGAAAACCGGAAATTCGTTTCCGTTGTAGGGCGTCTGATCATCAATGGATGTCAGATTTGTCCCAGCTCCCTGCAAGGTGATACCAGTCAGATCAACAGCATTCGTCCACTGGAATGTTCCCGCCGGAATAGTCACAGTGTCTCCCGGTGATGCTGCAAGGCATAACGCCTCAACATTAGTATAAACGCCACTGCTGTTGTAAGTCATTGCGCCCACCGGAATAATGGACGCCAGCCACGCTGCAAGGATGAGCCGTGCAAAATTTCTCATCAGGTTAGGATGAGTTTGGGAGTGGTCATTTACCAAGCGTTTGTGCCGACACACGTTATTGCCGTCCCGACCAGTTGAGCTTTTGGCTGCAATGTGAACGGAGTGAATGCAGCTATCGTCTGTCCGCTGAAAACAAGACTACCAGAACCGCTTGTCATGCTCAATCCCGTGGCGGCAGTCAGATACACGGTCATGTTGATCGGCTGGCTGTTGCTGATTGTTGTCGAGGTTGAAACGAGTGTGGCGTTCGTGGCATAGCTGGTGAAGCCGCTGGCGGATAGGGTGCCGCTGACCTGCACCAAATGGACGCCATCATCGGTTGTCGTTCCAATCAGCAATTTGCCATTTCCTAATAATCTAAAGCCTTCATTCAAACCTCCCTCATAGCCAAAAAATGCCATAGCGAAATCAAGCGGTGACGTTCCTTGCGTCAACATTCGTATCCGCGCTGTGGTGATATATTTACTACTGAAGTTGATAATTGTTCCGTCTCCAATTGTCCCGCCGATTGAGTCATTCTCCAAATTAACAAGCTCATCGCCGGTTGTGCTTGCCGCGGGATTTATGATGTGCAGATGCAATGCTGTGATGTCATTTGCCTCGTCTGCAATCCTGATTACTTGGCCTGTTGGGTCGTGAATCATGCCCGACGCGAACGAATTGGTAAATGAACAATTGAGCAAGAGGACGCGGCTGGGGTAAGCACCGCTGCCGTTGACCAGATCAAGATTGTATCCAGTGGGCGTGTATCCGCCACTATCCACCCAACAGTTTTCCAGCGTAATTGCAGCGCCGCCGTCAATGCGTATTCCGTCTCGACCACCGTTGGTGGTATGGACCAAGCTTTGTATTTTTATGCTTGAACAGTTTGTCAACGTAAAGCCGTCTTTTGCCGAGCCTTCTGTCCCGCCACCGAGCCATGATGAGTTTCGTAAAACATCAGCATATACGCCCGATCCGCCGCTGCTATCAGACGAACAACTAAAAAAAGTATCATAATCCCCAGACAATCGAAAACCATTTCCACCACAAAGCGAAGAATAAACGGAAATCATGCTCACATTGTTAAAGGTTGGACTGGTTTTTATACCATCTGAAATGGTCGAATCAATGTTCACATTAAACACAAAACCACCGATGCAGTAAGACAAATCCAAGCCATAATAAGTTCCATAAATCAACACGTTTTGAATTTGCGGATGAGCAAAGGCCACGGAAGAACCTGTGATTTTAATGGCCGCGCCAGACGAAGCGGTGCCGACCTGGGAAATTTTCAAATCTCGAATGATAATGTTGTTTTCAAATGATCGGTTGCTGCTAACCAGAGATATAAAGTCTCCGGTTGTGGTTGTTTTTCTTAAAAGTGTTACCCCTTCACCGGAACCAATCAAAGAAACGCCATCTGGAAGCGTGAGATTGGTTAGCAAATAAGTTCCTGCCGGAATTATTATTTGAACCCCCTGCGGATCGGTTAGCAAATTGATGCCAGTGGACGCATTATTTATTGCATTTTGAAAGTTAGTTGTGTCTGCATGAATACCATCACCAATCGCTCCCCAGAATTTAACATTGTCTGGAGTGTAAAAATTCGTGGCGTGGCCGGTGAAGGTGCCGGTGAAATTGTTGGCGGCGTTAGTAAAGCCGGCGGCGTGGCCGGTGGTATTGTTCAGATTTTCCAGATAAAAATTTGTAGAACCAGAAATATCGCCAGACAAGGTTTTTACCGTAACATCACCGTCTCCATTGATTATTTGTTTTTTAATGGCACCATTAGTAACAACCAACCCCCCAACTACAAGGTTACTTGAAACAGTTAAATTATGCGAAATTGTAACGTCCGATTGAAAAGTCGGCGACGTATCAAACTGCCAATTGCCTTGAACTTCATTCCCGTTCCCAGTCCAAGTTTGTGAGCCGTTTAGTAATGGGATGTTACCGGAAAGTTTGGAGTCCGGCACAGTTCCAACAAGATTAGTCGTTGAGGCGCTGCCGACAAACTGGTCAGACTTAAACTGCGCAAGGCAATTAAATCCAACCAATAAGCCGGCTAAAATAAAGATTTTTTTCATGGCAGTATAATCCATCCAACCTTGTTAGTATCAGCACTGTTCGAGCTGCGGATTGTAAAAGATGCACCCTGCAACCATTCAGACGGCCTTAAATATAACCCGGAAACCGTTCCGTCCAACGAAACATAATTCATAATCGGCGGCTTGTTGCTGTTAAAATTGGAACTAACAACTATGTTTGTTCCATTAACCAAGGAAACAAGACCGCTGTCACCAAGTCCGGTCGGGCCGCCGCCAGTAAATCCAGACGTAAAATTAAAACTGCCGTTGGTAGTCTGGTTGGGATTCAAAAAGTCCACCTCATTGGTGCCGAATTGGATCACCGGAAAAGTTCCGCCGCCGCTGTCTATCCAATATATCCGTGTCGCTGTCCCTTCTACGCCGCTCAGAAGGTTGTGCCCGTCCACCTTGACCTGCGTGGAGGTTGCCGAATGGTAAAGCACCTGGTTCCCATTGACGTTGCGAATGATGTTGGTAAAATCACCAATTACATTCCGCCCCTGAACACCAGTTACCCCTCCGCCGCCGCCAATAAACTCTTTGGCCGTATTTGTTCCTCCGACCATGCTTTCCAGCAGATTTGTTCCTCCGGAAAAATAACTATATCCGGAATTGGTTCCTATGCAGCCTCCAGGGGCGGCCCAATAAGCAGGAAATGGAACGCCTTGATAGTAGTCGGCAGCTCCAAATCTAACATACGGATACGGAGTGCTTGGAGCATAATTGGTTATGTATGCCCCAGTTGAAAGATTCGTATATTCATTTACGTTCCAAACATAATTTCCGTTCAAGAACGTCTCTCCAAAACCAACCATCGTAACTTGATTTGTCCCGGTTCCTGGAACCACCAATAAGAGGCTCTGCAATTGGCCACGGCCACCGTTGGTCAAGACCGAGCCTCCGGCGTTCGCCGTCAACGTATTGGTTCCACCGGAATAAGCCACACCCCAGCTTATCGTCGGAGTGTTTTGAACCGCCGTCACGCTGGTCAATCCGACAATTATGTTTGACACCGCTCCGGCGGTTACACCAAGTGAAAGATTTGTTGAAATGATCCACCCGGTTTTTCCGGTGCCGGCGGACTTGATCCAAGTCTGGATGTAATTAGTTCCATTGGAGAACTGTTGATACAGCGAGCCGCTTGGGGCCTGGATTACATTTTCCGGCGTTGAATTTGTCCCGCTGTAAATCGCCACCTGCGGAACCAATGGAGGCAGCGCCGGGCCGACCACCGGCGGCGCGCTGGTGTTGGCAATCCCGCCGCCAACCGGAATGACACCCGGCGGATTGGTTGTCTGCGCAAGGCAACTAGTTGCCAGTAATAGAATCGCCGGCAGGAGCAGGAATAGTTTTTTCATTTTCATCTTTCTTGGTTTCGGTTTTAATCTTTTCCATGCGCGCAATCGGAAGCACGCCGGGCGGCTCGACAGTAAAAGAGCCGGGTGCCACGGTGGGATTATTGAGAGATTCTTTCATAACATCAAGCGGGAATGGCTCCGGTATTGTTCGGCGAGTAAAGCAACGTCGCCGTATATTCCGGTTTGGTCATCGTCTTGGGCGCACCCTTGAGCGCGGATTTCAACTTGATATAGGCCCACGACTGATAGTTCAGAATCAGGTTGTTTTGCTGGTCATACTTCTGCGCCTTGATGATCCCGCGCAAACCCGGCCCGCCGCCGCCGTTCGGATTGAACTGTGTGGTGGCCGTCGCCCAAAGCTGTTGGGTATTCAGCGCGAGCTGAAACGCGAGTGAATCAACCTGGAGCAGCGTAAAGGAAATTTCCGGCGTGGCATACGGGCTGATTTCATCAATGACTTGAACCGCGCCAGGTGACGGAGCCAGGATCATTTCCGATGTCGCGGCCTTGGGGTCAATATCGAATGACTCGCATATCCCAAGTGCCCACGTTGCCCAGTTGGCCTCGCCAACGTCGGGCCAGGTTCCGTTCTGGGTGATATTGCCGCCGGATGGCGAGGTGAATGCCGCGCCCAATGGAGCAATCCAGAAGTGCGCGCCGATGAATAGTGATTTAGTTGTCATGTTATTATTCTTTTTAGTTAAACTACAGGGTCGGCACCGACCTGAAACTCAGGCGGCACGGTTCCAGAATTTGCCGCCGCCACCAAGGCGTCAATATGCGAATGGACTGCGGCCTGCTGGTCAATGGTTATGACTCCGCCTTCAAAAAGCGAAGTGATGAAGTTTTTTGCAGAGACCACGACGGCCTCAATCTGCGGCGCGGCGGAAATGGCCGCGCCGACGCCTTGGACGATTAACATCAATGTTGCTGGGTCCATATATTTTTTTTATTGGTTGGTTGAATTTAATTGTGAGGTGGTTGCGGCCACCGCCGCCGCCGACAGCGCCGATATTTTTGACAGGCTGGACTGAAGGTTGGACAGTCCGGTCGGTGTAGGCAGCGCGGCATAGGCCGTCCGCGCGGCGGAATAGTCCTTGATAACCTTCCACGCCACCGGGCGGATTTGATCAAGCGTATGTTTGATTGAAGGACTTAACTTGAACAGCATGGCCCGGTTGTTAAGCTCAATTTTGAAAGCGGCGTCCAAGGACGACTCTGCAAGGTCAAAGGAGGCGTCCACGGCGTAAAAGGCCAAATCCGGCTGGGAAGTAGCCACCAGATTCGTTGACAAAACGCCTGTAGGGCTGATGGTGACCACGTAAGCCGACGGAGCGTATAATCCGCCCGACGCTAGTTTGCCCCCACCACAACTTACCACGGAAAGCGCAAGGCCAGCCACGAACAAGGTAATAACTGCAACCTTGATTGTAGTTGCCTGTTTGTCGGCCGGAATTGAAGCTTGCGGAGGATTTGATGGAACAACGGCCTCGCCCGTGTCTTGGACTATCGGCTGGCTGGGCAACGAATGCCCGGAAATATGGGCTATGGTCCGGCCAAGCACCCCGGTTGTTTCCGCCGTTGAATTTTTCATTGTAAAATTTGTAACGTAACCGGCAATGGCCCGGATGCAAAGCAGCGCAAGGACTATTGACCCGGCCGCAATATGAAGCCCAAAGTCAGTAAAGACCCTGGCGATGTCCGCCGCCGTGTCCGGCGGAAGGTTGGTTATTTGTGCTAACATTATGTTTCCTTTTCTTTTTGTTGTTTTACTTGTTTGGCTTGACCGTCTCAACTTCGCTTTTCAAAACCGCCACCGCTGTTTTTATGTCAGAAACATCCGAGGCAACCTTTTCAACCGTCATGGCCGTGGCCGCCGCCGCGCTTTTTTGTTCCGTGGTTGCCTCCATGAACCATTGCTTAGTGACAAATGTATCAGCGTCAGCCTTCTGAACATTTAAAATCGCGTTGTCCTGCTTCAATGAAATTTCGTTCAACTGGGAACGGTTGGCCCAGGCAAGCCCGGCAAGAATAACCGTGGCAATAAATACGGCCAGGTTGTCAGTGATTATCTTTTTCATAAAATCAACTTCCAAAAACCGCCAGCCGGACAAACCTCAAATGGTAGGCCACCAGGCCTTCATCAAAGTTGACCAGTTCAAAGGCGTCCGCCGCCAGTTGAAATTTTGTTCCACCCGCCTCCGGGCCGGCCCCAAGGACGGCGGCGACAATCGCGGCGAGCCGGGTGTTCAACCACGCACTCGCGTCCTGCGGCGGAGTCAACGCCGCCAACGCAGCCAAGAAGGCCGCATTTTGAAAGAGCGCGGGATTCACCTCGAACCGGACAACGATGGTGCATTCAACGCCGGACTGCCCGCCAAGTTCACCGTCGGAATTTCCGCGCACTGGCGGCCAGACGGAAACTGTGTAGCCTTTTCCAACCGGCGATCCGTTTGCAATGTCCAGCGCAGCCTCAATAAATGCGCGCTTGTCGCCGGAGTCCTGGCAGACCGTGGACGCGGCGTCGGCGGCGAACGTCGCACTGGCAACGATCAAATTATAAACTGTTTTCTGGAGGGCGATAAAATTCATGCCATTTTTCCCTTTACACTTCCTGGGAAGTCGGGCAAATTAAACCAGTGAATGAAACTGAAATGATGCACGGGCGCTATTTTGAGCCGGGAAAATTTAATGTTGAAGGCTGGATTGCGTGTGAAAAGCTCAATGGCTGCCGCGCCTACTGGGACGGTGAAACGCTCTGGTCGCGCGGCGGAAACGCAATCAATGCGCCGGAGCATGTCACCAAGAATCTCCCTCCATGTCATCTGGACGGCGAAATTTACGCCGGAGCTTCCGGATTTGAAAAAACCAAAGACGCGGCACTTTATTGCCGTTTTCATCCTGACGTAAAATTCATCGTTTTCGACGTGCCGCAGGCCGGCGGTGGTTTTTCTGAAAGAATCAAAAGTGCCGGAGTCGAAACGGTTCCGTTTTTCCGCGCAGAATCGGAAAAGGAAATTGCCGAGTTTTTCCGCTCGGTCAAGTCGCGCGGCGGGGAGGGTGTAATGCTTCACAAGCCGTCCGCTCCATACCAACGCCGACGCACCTGCACGCTCTTGAAAGTTAAAATGGATTTTTGGATTCATTGACCAAAAAATCTTTCCGCGTTTTTTCTCAAATACTTATCAATTCCAACCTGGATGTCCGCCTCGACAATTTGCAACGCCTCGGCCAGACAATGTTGGCCGCGCGAACTTAACAGGACTCCGGCCACTTCCGACGACAGCTTGCCATACATTCCGGCGGCAAATTTTCCCGTCCAATCGCCGTCTTTTCCGGAAACTGAAAAACTAGAAAGCGTTTCGCCGGCGATGCTGCCGACCAACTCGTCATTTTTAAGCGGGCCATTATCATTCAGCCTGGCCGCGTGCGGGACAAAGTTGCGGCTGCTTTCACGCAAATTTAATTCAGTCTTAACCGCAAGCGCCTGGGCGTTCAATCTTTTGCCGTCAACCAAGATGCTGCGCTTGTTATTAACAGGATCGGCAACGCCAAGCCTCCGCAGCTTGCTCGACTCGCGCGTGCGTGATTTACGTCCAATGTTTCCAAAAATGTCTATGTTATATTTGCGGGCCACAATGGAAAGTGCGCGGGCATGGAAAATTTCAATTCCTTCATCACCGCCCATTTTAAGCCGCTCAACATTCGCCAGCCGTATGAATCCTTTTGGCGGAGTTATCCCGCGCTGCAAGCTTCGGAATAACTCGGTTGAAAGACAACCTTTGCCGGTTCCCATTTTTTCACGGATGACCTGCTCGGCGTCCTTGCCGGAAGCCGCTTGATACGCAACCATTGTTTTTTGCAGTTGCGCCAGTGAATATGTAACTTCGGCCTGGATCATACCTTGCTTTGCGTGCAGTAACAAACCCAGCTAATATCTGTGTTTGTCACGAAAACAATCCGGTGCCGGAAACCCAGCGCGTCGTTGAACGCATTCCCGACCGACGGGGCAAAGGTTCCGTCCATTGCAAATTCAACCTCGGTCAATCCGGCAATTCCAAAATCCATCGCGCCGTCCTTGACCATGTCCTTGACCTTTTTAGGTTGCCGGTTCACCAGCGCAGTAACGGCGGTCGCCCCGGAATTAAGTGTCTCGCCCGACGTGGCGAGCAAGACACTTAATCCAGAAAGGCGGATTTGCGAGCTGGCGGACATAGCTGACTTAGCGGCCAGACGGTGACGGCAGATAATTCTTCCACTGCGACTCAAACGTCAGGTTGGTCATAACCAGCCCGTTGGTTCCCAGATACTGGTCGCTGATCAGCCGGACTTTTTTAAATCCGCCAACCCAGCTTGTAATGTTCGTGGCGGCATAAGCGTTGGTCGTTCCATTGCCGGGATAAGTCCAGGTCAAGGTTCCCACGGTGTCAACATATCCAAGGTCGCTGACCCGCGCAAACGTCAATGTGCGGTCCAGACTCGCGCCCGTTCCGGTTGAACCATTCAGGATATAACCGGACATGAGGGTCAAGTCCGCCTGATGGCTTACATTGATGTCGGCGAACATGACGGTTGAATTAGTGACATAATTCGTGGCGTGAACCATGGTTGAATTAGTCACCACCCAGGTGTCCGTTGTATTTGTTCCAATTGTGCTGTTAGTCCAACCCGCTGAAAGGTTGGTTGTGTAGCCCGTTGATCCGGGCGCGCCGGAAGGCAGGGTCGTGTAAGGCAAAAGAATAAAATCAGATGCCGTGGCTGCGCTGGCAAAAAACAAGGCGAGCATGAATGCAAGCAAGGCGAGCGCGAATGTAAGAATTTTGTTTTTCAATTTCATATTGTTATTTTTTTATTGGTAACGGGTTAAAGGTTACGCTCCAGAAGCCTCCGTATTGGCCCCAGGATCGGTTGTGGCGACACTTTTAGCCGCGCCGGTGGCTTTCCTGCTCGCGTCATAAGCCGGTGTATCCTTGGGCGCGTAGCCCTTGGGCGGATAATTCTCGGCCTTGTAGCCCTTGGCCACAAATTCCTCCAGCGTCGGGCCGTCTTCACGCAGATGTTCAACGGACGCGCCGCCGGGATAACGGCCAGTTTGCTCCTGCTTGCTTTCCGCGTGGACCTGGGCATCGTCAACCTTGGCGGCTGGCACGGCAGTTTTCGGCGCAAGACGATTGGACCGCTGCCTGCGGATTTCGTCCTGCCTCTTGTCCAGATCGTTTTTCTCGGCCTGTTTTATTTCCGCCGCCTTTGAGCGCGGAAACGTCGGCTTCGTGCCGGTGGACGGAGTGGGATCAATCGGCATCGGCGAACACGAAGGATTCGTGAGCCGTCCAATCTCAACATACTCTTTGGTCGCCGCCGCTTTTTTGGCGGCAACCTCGAGGGCAACGCCGTCCAGCCCGGCGTAAAGACATTCAACCGTCTTTCCGCCGGACTTGGGACGTTTCACCCCGATAAGGATGTAGGCTTGCATGATGATTATGCGGTGACGTAGCGGACACCGGCGTTGTCGGTGATGGTTCCGTTTGCGCCGCCTTGCTTTCCGGCACCAATGCCGAATAGAAGTCCAAGCGCGACATATACGTCGCCCGTGCCGGCCTCCTGCCAGGCCGCGCCGGTCAAATTCAGACCGGATGTCTCATCGTGCATTGGATAGAACTCCATCACCTTGGGGACACCGAGCTTGTCGGCGGCGTTGGAAAAGTCCAACTGGCGGGTGGCAACGCAAATTCCGCGCTTGTCACCGCCGTAGCCAATAAGGTTATTGGCTGCATACATGTCGGGATATTCCTGAATTTTTCCAAACCCGGCGATGTTGTTCCAAAGACGGTAGCCACGGTCACCGTTCAACGAGCCGTAGAACAGCGAACTGCGAACGCGGTCGTCAGAGCCAAGCTTGCTGGCCATCGCGGTCGAGATGACTGAAAAACGGTTGATCCCAGCGGCCTTTTGAAGGTTGAGCTGGGATCGGATGGTGTCGTCAAAGGTATCCAGGTTGACGTTGGCCAGCGGAACAACAACTTGATTGGAAAAGTTGGCCGGCGTAATCTGCGCGAGTGCGTAGTCGGTGACATATTTTCCGAGCGCGTAACCATAGTTGCGAACCGCCTCCTGGTATAGTTGAATCTTGGACGCCAACTGGGTGAGCCAGGTGATGTTCACGGTTACAACTTTGAACTGGTTTAATGTCACCGGAACATCTTCGATCAACGTGGTGACATCCTGCGTCGCCGCCTTGAATCCTCCGTTTGCGCGGTCGTAATTTCCCACCAAGGGAACGTGCGCAATTTTAGCGGTGATGGTGTCGTTCAAAACCGCCGTCTTGGAACTGAAGTCAGTCCCAAACCCGCTCGGCCCGAATACCATTGGAGTTTCGATTTTGAAAGCGTCCAGAACGTCCGTAAGGATTTCAGGAACGCTTAATGTGACTGCGCAGCAGCGCGCCTTGGGCCGGTTAAGGATCATTCCCAACAGCGAGGCAAACGCCAACGCGGCGAACAGATGACCTTGGACGGCAATGACAGTCGCCATCAAGATTCCCATCGCCGCCAGATTAAGCTGCGCATAAAAACTTACACGCGAGCCATATTTTTTATTTTTCATTGTGTTTTTTACTTTATTGTTTGTTGATTATTTTTGGGCCACAGTGGCCGTGGAAAGAATGTCCTTATGGCCGCGCAGTTCACGCAGTTCGCGGGAGATTTCAACCTTGCGGGAGGCGGACGCCTCGCCAAGTTCATTGCGAAGGCTTTCCATCTTGGTTTCAACCTCCGATTTTTCACCAGCCGCCTTCACCGGGAGAGGGGCTGCGCCGCGCCGGGCCGGGATGGTTTCACCCTTGGCGTTGGTCAAGTCGGCCAGAGAATTGGTCAATTCCGTTTCGTCGCGCAGGCCGGCGTCAATGTAATGCTGCTTGCGCGCATCGGGAATTATCTTGTTGGTAACGGCCAGGGCCACCGCCGCCTCCACGCGGATTTTTTGCGCGGCCTTGTAACTGCCGTTTTCAGCCTTCAAGGAAATGTTCTCGGCGGCTGCGTCCGTGAACTTTTTTGACGCGCCGTTGAAGGCGGTCACGATTGCGGCTTCATCCGTCAGATCGGCGGATGGAAGCAGTCCGACAGCGGCCAATGCCGCAGTGAGTGTTTTCATTTGTTTAACTGGTTCAATTTTTAGTTGTGCTGCTGGGCCGCCAGCCGAATTGGTCAGCGTGCGGAAAGTTTTCAGGGCGCGGTCGGCGGGTATTTTTTCGATGCTGTTCCACGCGGCGTTGGTTGTTATCACCTCGTCGCAAAATCCAAGCTCCTCGGCCTCGTCGGGATTCATCATGGTGGTCTCGTCCATCATGTCGGAAATTTTCTTCTTGGACTGGCCGCTCCGGTTGGAAAATAAATTCACCAGATTGGCCTTTTGCTGCCGGAGCATATTTGCGGCGGAATCAAAATCATCCGCTTCGCCGTCGCCGCTGGCCTGCGGGTTATGGACAATCATCATTGTGCCTGGCATCATTTGGCGTTTGACTCCGGCCTGCGCGATGACAGCTCCCATTGACGCCGCAAATCCAATAACGCAGGTGGTTACATTCCCGCGCGCCAGAATCATGTTGTGCATCGCCACGCCTTCATCAATCCGGCCGCCAAGCGTGTTGATAAGAAGGTTCACCGGCTTGGTTTTTGGAATTGAACCAAGCCCCTCGGCAAACCGGCGGGATGACATGCCGGTATAGGTTTCAGGATCAAAACCAACCGGCTCCGCAAGAAGCAAGTCAACTGGCTCGGTGTTGTCGGCGTTCATGTCGCCGGAAATTAGACGCAAAAATTCTGGCAGTTTTTTCATATATTTTTATTGGCCGGAGCCGGAGGAGTTTTCCCGGTTGCGATTTGTTCGTCATCCTGTGTGCGGG